GCCTCGATGAACTATTACCATGATGGACAATTACCCAAGGGGGTATTGACTACACCTGCTAAAGGTGGTATTATGGGTGAACTAGATCGAGTTGCACTTAATGAAACTATAAATGAAAACATCATCCGCAAAACAAAAAGGCCGCTCATTCCAGCAATGGGTAGTGCGCCTTATACTCAGAGTGTTCGACCTTGAGCCTGATGATGTTAGAAGTTGCTCGATGGGGGCCAGTGGCCCAGACGTACAGTTATCACCAAAGGCGCAAGTTCTCTTGGGTATAGCAATCGAATGCAAGAATCAGGAACGCTTAAATATGTGGAGTGCCTACAAACAGGCTAGTAATAATTCGGGGGGCCATGAACCAATCGTTTTTCTTAAACGAAACCATCATAAACCGCTCGCGCTCATGGACGCAGAGTATTATATAGGAGTGCTAAGTAGATGAACGCTTTAGAAATAGGTTTAAAAAGACCATTCTTAGAGAGTGAGGTAAAGCATAGGAAGGGGGCGGGTAATAAGATGCTCGCTTATATAACGGCCAGAACAAATATTAAACGACTAGATGAGATAGTTGGCATGGGTAATTGGTCTGATGAATACTACTACATTGGGGGACGAATGATCTGTAAATTGTCACTACGCCACCCCCAGTTAGCGGGGTCAGAGTGGATCACCAAGTGTGACGGCGCTGATGACTCGCAGATAGAGGGCGCTAAAGGCGGCATATCAGATTCGTTTAAGCGGGCCTGTGTGAAATTTGGCCTCGGCCTTTATCTTTATCACCCAGAATCCTACGTTAATGGAGTACCCGCAATATGGGCTACCCCAGAGGGGTATTACAGGGTGATGGCCGCAAGGTATGAGATGAGTGTCGAGCAATGGAAGGCTGAGTATTCTAAGGCTCTAAAATTATGAGCGTATACGAGGACTACATTGCAATCAGTAGGTACGCTAGGTATCTACCAGATAAGAAACGCCGTGAGACATGGGATGAAACGGTAGATAGATACTGTGACTACATGGGTAACAAGTTCAGCGTTGAACTGTCGGGCATACGGGAGTTAATCAAGGATAAAGAAGTCATGCCTAGCATGAGAGCCTTGATGACTGCTGGCCCTGCGCTTGATCGCGATAATATTTGTGGATATAATTGTGCCTACGTTGCCATTGACAACATCAGAGTGTTTGGTGAGTCCCTGTACATTCAGATGAACGGCACTGGACTAGGGTTCAGTGTTGAGCGTCAGCACATACACAAACTGCCAGAGGTTGCGGAAGAATTCCACGACACTGATACTGTAATCGGGGTGCGTGACTCTAAGTTGGGGTGGGCAACTGCCCTCGATGAGTACGTTCGACTGCTCTATAGTGGGAAAGTTCCCAAGGTAGACATGAGTAAGGTACGCCCTGCGGGAGCGCCATTGAAGACCTTTGGAGGTCGAGCCAGTGGGCCTGAACCATTCGCTAAAGCATTGTTAAATATAACTAATGTCTTTAGAAGTGCCGCCGGTAGAAAGTTAAACTCCATCGAATTACATGATGTCATGTGCTATATCGGGGAGTGCGTTGTGGTCGGGGGTGTGAGGAGAACGGCGATGATAAATCTGTCCAACCATAGCGATGAACGTATGCGTCACGCTAAGATGGGCAACTGGTTTGTCGAGAACCCTCAACGATCACTGGCTAACAACTCCATCTGCTACACTGAAAAGCCTGACGTTGGTGCATTCATGCGCGAGTGGAACGCAATATATGAGTCGCGATCTGGAGAGCGTGGCATCTTTAACAGGCAAGCCTGTAAGGACATGGCCCCAGAGCGTAGGGATACTGAACATGAGTTCGGCACAAATCCGTGCAGTGAGATAGTATTACGATCCGCACAATTCTGCAACCTTACAGAAGTTGTGGTCAGGCCTAATGATAACTTTGAAACATTGAAGGCTAAGGTGGGGGCCGCTACAATCTTAGGCACTCTACAGTCTGCACTCACTGACTTCAGATTCCTACGCAAGTTGTGGAAGAATAACTGCGATGAGGAGAGATTGTTAGGGGTGTCACTAACGGGGATATGGGATAGCAAGTTCTTCAAATCCCCCTTTCATGGTGACGTTGAGCGCCTAAAGAATCATGCGATAGAGGTGAATAAAGAATGGGCTGAGAGATTGGGTATCAACCCCTCGACTGCTATCACCTGTGTTAAACCTAGTGGTACGGTTAGTCAGTTAGTTAACAGCGCGTCAGGTTGTCATCCGAGACACTCCGCATATTATATTCGTAGGGTGCGTAATGACATTAAAGACCCGCTGGCTCAGGTAATGATAGATGCTGGTGTGCCTTATGAGGTTGACAAGTTTAATAAGGAAACCTATGTGTTTGAGTTCCCTATGGCATCACCCCCAACGTCTACAACTCGACACGACATCACGCCATTCGATCAGTTAGAGATGTGGAAAAGTCTGTCACTACACTGGTGCGAACACAAACCTTCCATGACCTGTTACATACCAGAGGATCAGTGGCCCCAAGTAGGGGCTTGGATATGGGAGAACTGGGATGTGGTAAACGGTATATCATTCCTTCCGTCTGCGGATGAGGGTCATGTGTACGAGCAAGCCCCATACGAGGACATAACTAAGGAAGAGTACGAGGCGAGAGAGAAACTAATGCCAGAGTATATCAACTGGAGTTTTGAGGAGGCGGTGGATAACACAACCGCAAGTCAAGAGGTGGCTTGCACAGCAGGAGTATGCGAGATATGAAATGCGAAGATGCAGTAGTAGAAAAGTATACCTACCATAGAATTCGTAAACCCGGTAGGTGGAACATGGGGAAAGAAACTAAACACGGTTCCTTTTACAGGCACAAATTAGTAATAGGTGGAGAAACGTATTCCTTTATCGCTCAAGGATGGAGACAATATGTTTACAAAGGTGATACCTGTGAGTTTCATTGGCTTGATAATAACGGGTATAAAAATATAGATCGTGACACACTAAAGGTGTACGACAAAGGGGGAACAAGAGTGTGGCGAGGTTATAGTCCTAAGAAACTGCCAGAGTATCAAATGGAATCAATGTACTACGGTGTGCCTCATGTATACGATGAGTGGGCTTACGCAAAAGAAGCGATATCAGACTTGTTATGTGACTCTGACGATGACTCTGATTGGGAAGAGATGGGTGGAATAGACCCAGCCCTTGCACCCAACCATGATTGGGATAGTGACCCAGTAGGGTTTAGAGATTGATGAAACCCTCACACTACAAGATGAAGATTCAACCCATTGAATATATCATGGCGAATAAAATGGACTTCTGCTCTGGCAATATTGTGAAGTACGCTAGTCGATGGGATAAGAAAGGCGAACCCTACTCTGATCTATGTAAGATAGTAGAGTATGCTAAAATTCTAATAGATGAACTACCTGCTAGGGGGGAGAATAACGTTGAGTAAGAGGATCAAAAGCAAGGCGTACCTTAAGTGGGTTGCATCTCTTCCCTGCATGAACTGCAAGATAGAGGACGATACCATTGTCGCGCACCACCTTAAAGGTAGGCACGCGCCCCTTTCTGGTGGGATGGGGTACAAGGCGGATGACTGGCTTACGATGCCATTGTGTTTTAAATGTCATATGGAGATGCACGATAGTGGTTATCTAAAAGACTGGCAAGCAGAATTTATTTTAAAAACGCTTGACATAGCGTTCGATCATGGTATAATGGAATTATGAACAGTGAAGTTGAGGGATACCTCAAGCAAATAGAATATGTGGCTCCGAGTTACGCACAGGCTAAGGCCGAAACGTATCAGTTGACGGAGTTTAAAAAGACTCAGCGCGCCTTGTTATACAGTAGGGCTGTAGGCAAAACTGTAGCAGACAAGGAGAATTGGGTTTCGATGCAAACGGAAGTTACTAAGTCAATAGACGGTATCGCGGTTGCTATCGAAAGAGAGGAGCGTCTACGTTGGGAACTGAAGGTGGCTGAACTTCATATCGAAGTCTGGCGAACCGAACAGGCCAACAGGCGTTTAGAATCTAAAATTTTATAGGAGATTTATATGAGTGACTACGAAGTAAAAGAGGGCGATATTGCCCTGTTCATTAACGATAAAGAGGGGAATGACAATCGCCCCGATTTAACTGGGTACGCTATGATTGGTGGGAAGAAAAAGGATGTGTCTGTCTGGGCTAAAGACTCAGGCAAACTCCGATTTTCTGGCAAGGTGCAAGAGCCATATAACTCTGGCAACTCTGACAGGAAACCTTCTCAGACTTCTACTGAAGTTCCGTTTTGAAGATAGAGTACCATGATGGAGATACTGTCGAGATGTTATTCGACAGTAAGTCCCATTCTTATAGGGTGGGGGATGATATAATTCCTAGTGCTACTAGAGTGCTAGACGTTATATCAAAACCCGCCCTAGTTCCTTGGGGTTTGAAGGTTGGGGCAGAGTGGATGGCGAAACATCTCTTCCATGATGAGGACTCAAGTTCTAAAAAAACTAAGGTATACAAGTCAAGGATGGCGCTTGAACCCCTACTCAAGGGGATGAAGAGCGCCTACAGGGGAACCTCTAAGGACGCTTTAAACATTGGGAACCTAACACATGAGTGGGTAGAAGGTGCGATCAAATGGAAATTAAACGGTGGAGAAATACCACAGATGCCAAAGCAGGAAGAGGCAGTTAATTCCATACACGCCTTCAAGGATTGGGTTGGTCAGAATGTTGTAGAGTGGAAGTCATCAGAGGAAAAATTGTTCCACAGGAAACACAAGTATGCGGGAACTGTGGATGCTAGGGCTATTATTAATGGAGAATATTGTGTTATTGATTGGAAAACAAGTAAGAGGGTCTATCCTGAGTATCATCTACAGGTTGCGGCGTATGCGAAAGCGGTGGAAGATATACATGGAATTCCAGTGGATGCTACCTACATACTGCGGTGCGACAAAGCGACAGGCAGGTTCGAGGCAGTCAGATCAACAGAAATAGAAGAGAACTTTCAAGCCTACCTTGCTGCGTTGACGTTGTACCGTAGGCTGAAGGTGCTGAAGTGAGCATACCCGCGATGGTTGTGTTTCACTTTGACTCTGCTCTGGAGTTGATGACTGACGGTATGGAGCATAACCTGTTTGACCCGGTTGAGATGGAGCAACTGCTCGAAGGTTGCGCCAAGCAATGCGAGTACGCAACCCATGAGTTTATGTGGCGAGCGTTCAAGAGGATGTTAAGTGAGGACGCTGGAGAAAATGTAGTGGGGTTAAAAGGTGTTCACTAAAATGGAGAAAAAAATGGAAGTTAAAAGATGTGGGGGTTACAAGGGTAATCATGTATGCGATTACCCAGATAACATGGTTCCTGTTAGCGAGTTTAACCGTGATAAAAGGGACGGTTATCAGAATATGTGTAAGATGTGCAAAAAGTCTGCTGATGATGCTAGATTTATTATAAGGCCAAGGCATCCAGTTACCGGGCAGGTAAAGAATATATGGAAACATACTAAGGCTGTGGAATTAGGCGGGGTTCAAAATACTCCGAAATGGAACTCCTATCTAAACAAGGCAGAAGAAGAATGGGGTAAGGAAGTTACTTACTGGAAGATTAACGACAAGGTGGTAGACATCACCCCCCGATTCAAGTCTGAGTATGGGCCGTCAAAGCCCATGACTAAGAGGGAGTCAAAGGTGGTTGAGGGGGAGAAGGTTCCAGAGGGTTGGGTTTACATTGTGCAGAACCCAGATGTTCCTTGGGTGCTGAAGATTGGAAAAACATGGCCTGACGGCATCCGTGAGATCATGTCTAGTGCTAGGAGATTTGGTAGGTCTGAACTGGTATATAAGTTCCAGTTTGCGGAGGCTCTAAAGGCAGAGCAAGCGGTACACGCTATACTACACTACTGTAATCTCCGCACACTAGGGTATAATGACTGCGGAATGGAACTATTTAAATGTACTCTGGAGGAGGCTATAGATGCAATCAATAAAGTTTACTCAGAAAATGATAGACCAAGCCTCGCAGTGGGCGAATGATCTAGGTGGAATTAATAATTCCATTACGAAAGGTAGGGGCAATCTCGCGGGTAGGTTGGGTGAGATTGCTCTAGCCGATCACCTCTCAGTGGACGTACAAGATCACAGGGAGTACGATCTGGTTTATAAGGGTAGGAGTATAGAGGTTAAGACTAAACGCCGCACAGTGGCTCCCAGAGCGCACTACGAGGTATCAGTGGCTAAGACTAGCAAGCACCAACACCCTGATCTCTACGCCTTCATCAGTATGGAGTTTGACAGGAAAGAGAATGGTTCTTATTTCGGTTTGAAGAACATCTGGTTGTGCGGGTATTCGGATGATTACTTTAAGAAAGCAAAGTATATGAAGAAGGGGGATCGAGATGGGTCATTCACCACTCTGGTAGATATGTATAACTTGAGGATAGATCAACTTGAAAAATCCATCTAAAGAACAGCAAGAGGAATGGGCAGAGAGCAGAAGGTTGCACTTTGCTAGGTTCTGTTGGCTCAATCAGAATAAGGGGATGGAAGTCAGGGGAGAGTACCTAACTTGGGAGCAGATATTTGATAGGAACGAGGGGATTCTTTTGAGGGAGTATGCGCGGGTACGCATGGCCGAACGGAGACAACAGCGCCGTAAGGAAAGCGAGTCAGACCATAATAAATCGGGGGATCAGACCTCCCTTCCCCTGTAAAGTCATCAGGGTCTTTCGTGTTTGCTATCAGGATCGTGTCATTATCCTGACTTATTAGCCACCCAACAGAAAAAAGGGTGGGGCAAGATATCTCCTGCTCCCACCCCGCTGTTGCTATGATGTCGCGCCATTCGACTACGACTAATTCTTTTTCTTTCGTTCCAGTGGGCCGGGTAGTATCCATCCTAGTACCATTGGTGCTACAACAATTAAAATCAAGGCCCATCCACCCATCTGGATGAGTGAACCCAAGAGTGACCAAAAATTATCTGGTGCGCAATCCATATTACCTCCCGCTGTCCTGTATGATATCTCCGTCACCACATCGGTCACAAAGGCACTCGTCATGGCTCCCGCTATGGGAGCAAGTACACCCCCCGATAAGACAGTCCCCGCAGTCGCACCCAATGCCGCTCCCGTTGCTACGACCGTTGCTTTCTTTACTGTTGTACATCCTACTGCGAGTCCACAGAGGGCGATGGTGAGCCATAGACTGCGGCCAGTACGAATAGAACTGCCACTGCTATCGTTATGCCCCATTTTGCTTTCGGACTTAATGCTTGAAACTTTGCCCACATAAATATCTCCTATCCTATTTTAATTGATGACCCACATCCACAACTTGATATATGTTGAGGTGGTTCGACTACAAATCCAGTGTTGAATGCAGTTTCATCCAACGTCAACTTACCCCCTATCAAATATGTCTGAGACGTCTGGTCTGCGAATATCACGTTGGCTGTCCCGCCAATACTCAATGCGTCTGAACTCATCAAGTCCACTTTGCTTAAAACAACGGTCGCACCACCGCATCCACCACCCACTAACCCAATCTCTAATAACTCGCCATCCTTTAACAAGTCGTTCAAGTGCGCCTGTGCTGGCTCTGTGACATTCATTCATTTATTCTCTCTTGGATACGCCACATAAGTCTAGTGGTTGTCTTTGTCATCACGCATGGAACAAGAGCATGGACAAAAGCACAAGCACTCCCAACCAACAGACAGCCAGAATAATACATTGCTTTTCGTAAGTGTTGCAGATACGTTTCATTTTGTTCCTTTAGGTGGCTATCCATTATCTCGTATAACTCCTCGTAGATCGTTTTCTTTTCCGCACCAAGGGCAGAACCATTTGCGAGGTTCCATGAACTCTTCAACAGCAATGCTCCACCAACCCTTACAGGACGAGCAAACAAAGTGGTGGATTATCTCAGTGT